CGAAGTGGATTTGCTTATGGGAGACTCAAAACCAATCAGAGAAGAGCTTGGCTGGAGCCCGAAAATTTCATTTGACAAATTAGTAAAAAGAATGGTAATATTAGATATCGAATTGATTGGAGAGAGTCTTGAGAAAAAAAAGAAAGCCTAATAAATATCAAACTTTAATAGGTAAGTTCTGTAAAGACCCCGCTCAGATTTGGGCGAATAAAGGAAAAGTAAAGGCGGAAATGTCTGTCGCGAAAAAACTTTACGAACTACAGCCATCAGAAAGCTTTTGGAAAAAGGCTTACGTACCATTCAAAATAAATAGCTTACGGTGGTTCCTTACAGAAAGCGGTAAAGCATACCTCTCCCTAGAGCTTAAGAGGCACTCACTTGACCTACGGTCAAATATAAGCTATGATTTACTTAACCATAAGATCGGTGAAGACAAGAAAACGACACCGAAGATTAAATCAATTAAGGACTTTATAAATGCCAAAAACTAAAAAATTAGAAGAAGCCTCCACTTCGTCACTACAGCAAATTCAATCCTACCTTGAGCAAAACAAGGGTGATCATTATAACTTCGAAGAAGATCGGGTCTATACCGTATCTAGCGGTAGTTTACTTTTAGATATCGAAATGGGAGGGGGCATTAAGCCCGGTGTAGTTAGAGCTTCGGGGGTTACCGAGGGCGGTAAAACTTCTTGTGGATTAGCTTTTGCCAAGAGCTTTCAAAAGATGGATAACAGCATGGTTATCTACATTAAGGCAGAGGGTCGGCTTTCTGTGGATATGATCGAACGGACGGGCGTAAATACTGATGAGAATAAATGGTTTGTATTTAAATGTAACGTTTACGAGACAGTAATAGATTTTATGCGTCAGCTAGTTAAAGATAATCTAAGCGACACAAGGTATATGTTTATTATAGACTCCATGGACGCGCTGATTCCTCGTAAAGATTTAGAAAAAGGGGCAGACGAAGCGCTTAAGGTTGGCGGGGGCGCGTTATTAAGTTCTGATTTCCTTCGTAGGATGGCCTTGGGTCTAGCCACCAGAGGTCATATTTGTTATATGGTTTCTCAAGTCCGTAGCACGATTAAGATTAATCCGTACGAAAAATCTAACCCTCAAGTTACAAATGCCTCAGGGGGCAACGCCGCACTTCATTATAGCGATTGGATTTTAGAATTTCAGCCACGCTATGTCAAAGACATGATTACCACTCAAGCCGCGGGCAAAGGTGATCACCTCGGTCATTGGTGCAAGGTCATTTTTAGAAAAACCCCAAATGAAAAAACGGGGATATCAGTAAGGTACCCAATTAGATACGGAAGAAAAAACGGAAAAAGTATTTGGGTGGAGAAAGAAGTAGTAGATATGATGATCGCTTGGGATATGGCCGCAGCGAAAGGAGCATGGGTAACGATCTCTGATGAGATTATAGAAGAGGTAGAAAAAGAAACAAAACTAGAATTCAAAAAACAGCACCAAGGAGTAGATAACCTAAGTAAATACCTTGAGGAAGAGAAAGAAATTGGAAAATACTTATTCAACAAATTTAGAGAAGTTCTTAAAAAGTCATAACATACAAAAATGGAAAGAAGAAACTTTATTCAGCTGGGCTCCCTAGGGGTGCTTGGCCTTACCGTAGAAGACATTCTTGCTGCTGAACACACTTGGTCCCCGAGTAAAGAAGGCAAAGCAAAAAATATAATCCATATTTATCTTCCCGGGGGCATGGCCCACCAAGAGTCGTGGGACCCTAAGCATTTATCCGCTGCAGAATACCGAGGCCCCCTAGGAACAGTTAACACAGTTACTGGAGAAAAACTTTCTGAGAACCTCAAGCACACAGCAAAAATAACAGACAAAATAACAATTATCCGCTCCATGACCCACGGCGAAGCCGCGCACGAACGAGGAACTCACAGCATGATGACCGGCTGGAAGCCGAGCCCAGCGATTGTCTACCCGAGCATGGGTAGCGTGGTTTCTCATGAGTTTGGTTCCCGTAAGAATCTCCCCCCTTACGTAGCTATCCCAAACCCCAGTCGAAATAGCGGCGCAGGATATTTAAGCTTTAAGCATGGTCCGTTTGGGCTGGGGTCCAACCCCGAAAGTTCAAATTTTTCTGTACGCGACCTAAAGCTACCGGACGGAATGACTACGGAACGATGGAAATCTAGAAAAGAAATGAGAGCTACGGTAGATGACTACTTTTCTAAAATCGAGAAGAGCGATCAAATGTTAGCCATGGACTCCTTTTATAGCAAGGCGTACGATATGATTAGCTCCCCCGAGGCTCGGGCCGCTTTTGAAATCGATAAAGAGCCAGTAAAACTAAGAGAAAAATACGGCATGAACTCAGCGGGCCAAAGATTTCTTTTAGCTAGGCGTCTTGTTGAAGCAGGAGTAAGGTTTGTAACTTTAACTTATGGTAGCTGGGATCACCACAACAACATCAAAGATAACATGAGTCGCCAGCTTATGTCTTTCGATAAAGCCTACGCGACTCTTATAACTGATCTGCACCAACGTGGGATGCTAAAGGATACTTTAGTTTTAGTTACGTCAGAGTTCGGTAGAACCCCAAAGATTAACGCCACCGCTGGTAGAGATCACTGGCCGCGCGTTTTTAGTATCGCGATGGCAGGCGCAGGCATTAAGAAAGGACTTATTTATGGGGCGTCTGACCCTACGGGGGCAGAGCCCGAAGAAGACCCGTTTACTGTAGATAATTATGCATCAACAATTTTTCACCTTATCGGAATCGACCCTAATAAGGAATTAATTGCAAGCGGCGGTCGCCCGATTAGAGTAGTAAACCAGCTAGCCGTAACGAAAGATATATTAATTTAATAGACTTATGTATCAGACTACATCAGAGCAAAGTGGAAGACGAAGCTTACTAGCTGTATGGCTTGACTTAGTTAATCGTGGTTATATGGTTATGGAAGCTGATCGCGATGCAGACATGGATCTTGTCGTGTGGGTGGGTAAAGATAAATCAGGTCGCCCTAAATTTACTTCTATCCAAGTTAAGACTATGAGCTCCAACCAAATTTCCAAAGTGGTCGACAGAAAAGGCGAGGTAGTAAGCAGGGCAGGAAAGACTCGCAACTCTATCGACTATGCAGAGAGGGGTATAGATTGGTTAGTGGGGGTTAACAGCGAATCAGAATGCTTCTTTTATAAGCACGAGACTTATTCAAAAATACCAACAAAATCTTTTAGCGTAAAAAAATACTCGCCGGATGAGTTCCCAATGAGAGCGGTGGAAAGCAATAACGCCGTACGAATAAAAGTCAAGAAAACAGAATCATGGACAACACAAAATTAGCTATAATTATTGTCGCAATAAATATTATTGTTGCTTTGATTTTTGTGAACTGGTGCAATAAAAAAATTAAAAAATACACAGATAAAGATTATTGGAAATGAGACTATATAATATATATGGAAAGCTTCAAAGTAAAAATGTCTCAAAAAATTTAATAAAATGGTCCGGTAAATCTAGATCAAAAATTCAATTTAAAGTTAAACAATTTCTTAAGTCTTTTTGGAAAAATCAAATAGTTTACGAAGAGTTCCCTGTGTACGGAACTAAGATGCGCGTAGACATCCTCAATGCAACGAAAAGGATAGCGGTAGAAGTAAACGGCGCGCAGCATTCTAGCTATAATAAGTTTTTTCATGGCGGTTCACGACTTAAATATCTTGAATCTATTAAGCGAGACGTAGCAAAAGCGAACTGGCTTGAAAGTAATAATTTTACCTTAGTGGAGGTCGAGCAAGATGAAGTCGACTCCTTAACCGTGGGCTTCTTTAAAAAAAATTATAATATTATCTTGTAGAAATTGATTTTATAAATGCTTGACTGAAAAGCACAATCAAGTTAACATATATAATATGGCGATTTACAGCATAAGAATTGAGAGGCACGTTTTAGGGGGGATAATTAAAAACCCAGACATATTTCCAGAGATCGAACGATTTGTTAATGAGCATGATTTTTATTCAGACGTACATAACACTATTTTTTGCGTCGTTAGAGATACCCTTCTTAAGAAAGAGAAAATTGATAAAGTAATTTTAGCTCAGAAGATTATCAACTTGGGTATTACATTCAAAGATGAAATTTCAATCGCAGATTATATTGAAACTTTATCCCTTACTCAAATTACCCCCAAAGCGACAACCGAGGCCGCTCAAGAGCTCCTGAAGCTACGGGTCCGAAGGGGAATTTCAGAAGTCTGCTCAGGTATAGATGGCTGGGTAAAACAAAACGGAAACCTTAGCCTAGACGAAATCGTCACGGGCTGCGACTCGAAATATAATGAAATAATTAATAGTTACGAAACCCAAGACGAGCCCCATAACATTTTTGAAGACTTGGAAGACGTAGTCGAAGAGAGGGGGAACAACCCCGTGGACGAGACGGGCTTTCAGACAAGCTATCCAGAATTCAACAGACTGTATGGGGGGCTAAGACCCGGAAACTTGTACGCAATTGTGGCCAGACCGGGCCAAGGAAAGTCAACTTGGATTAGTGACATGGCGCTAAAGGCGGCGGTTAAAAATAATATTGAAGTATTGGTGCTGGATACGGAAATGTATACGGTTGACATCCAATTTCGTATGGTTGCCGCAATTTCTGGAGTGCCTGTGTGGTATCTGGAGACGGGCAACTGGAGGAAAAATGCGGACTTTGTAGAGAAGGTGAGAGAAGCCTTCAAAAAAGTAAAAGATTTTAAATTTTACCATTACGAAGTGGGAAATAAAAATATTGACCAAGTTTGCGCCTTGGTTCGCCGCTGGTATTTTTCAAAAGTAAAACGAGGAGAGCCTTGTATAATTGCTTATGATTACATAAAGCTTACGGGTGAAAGAGTGGGCTCTAATTGGGCAGAGCACCAAGCGATAGGCGATAAAATTGACAAACTAAAGAAGCTAGCCGAAGAAGTTAACGCAGCATTAATAACAGCGATGCAAATGAACAGATCAGGCGAACGCGGTAATAATTCAGCTGCCGTAGACGACAGCTCCGCAATCGCGTTATCCGATCGCCTTCAGTGGTTCGCTTCTTTTGTTGCGATTTTTCGACAGAAAACTCCTGATGAAATCCTTGAAGACGGGCAAGACTTCGGTACGCATAAATTGATACCGCTCAAAACTAGATTTCAAGGGAAGGACGCCGCGGGCCATCAAGACCTGTTCCGAAGAACTCTTGCGAATGGAACGCAAAGATTCATGAAAAATTATCTCAATTATGATGTAATAAACTTTGACGTCTCTGAGCGCGGGTCTCTTAGGGATGTCGTTCAAAGAGAAAATGAGCAATTTTTAGTGCAAGGTGGCAGCGAAAATGACGGGGATATACTTTGATAGAAAACCTTAAAGACATATTACTTGATATTGGTTATTCGAATATTTCTGATACCGGCAGGGAGCTTCGGATGAAACCGATCTACAGAGACTCGAGTAACAACACCGTCTTGAGCGTAAGAAAAGACACGGGGCATTTCATCGATTTCAGCAAGCAGATAAGCGGCTCCTTCGCAGACCTAGTTAAAATATCTTTAAATTTAAAATCCCAAGACGAAGCAAGCAAGTGGCTTGAGGAGAACGTCGGACCATCAACTGCGGCTAAGCGACCCAAGCCAGAAGTTAAAGGACCAAAGATTTTACCCCCTGAATTTTTGAACAAGATACTCCCCCAGCACGAATACTGGATTGAGAGAAACGTTTCCCAAAAGACCTTAGAAATTTTCGAAGGGGGACTGGTCAAAGTCGGAAAGATGTCCGATAGATATGTATTCCCAATTTTTAATTACAAAAAAGAGTTAGTTGGTGTTTCTGGTAGGGATATTTTAAATAAAGAAAACTCTTCCCGTCCCAAATGGAAGCATATAGGAACCAAATCAGAATGGAAGTACCCCCTTCAAATCAACAACAGAGCGATCAGAGAAGAAAGAGAGGTTATTCTCGTAGAGAGCATAGGCGATTTGCTTTCTTTATGGGAGGCGGGAGTACAGCATGTTATTGTTACCTTCGGTTTAGACGTAAGCGTTGCTGTAATAAATTATCTTTTAAAGATTGACATTAATAAAATTTATATTAGCTTTAATAATGATGAGGAGGCTAATTCTGCCGGAAACGCGGCAGCAGAGAAGGCTAAAAGAAAGCTATTGAAGTATTTTGATGCTCCACAGGTTGAAATTAGCCTCCCTTCTAAGAAGGATTTTGGAGAGATGAGCCCTACAGAAATCTTAGAATGGAAGGCTAACCTTACCGACACTTTACATGTCTAAAAAAAGCAAAACTCTATCTGCGTCGAGGGTTAAAACTCTTGATACGTGTTCTTGGTCATACTGGTGCAACTATCACCTCAAAGTGCCTCAGAAGAGCAATTCTGGGGCTTCACGGGGTACTGTGTGCCACCTTGTGTTCGAGCTTTTACTTAAAGATAGACACCAGCATCATTATAATAAAATTTTAAAAAATAATAGTCTTGACGACAGCCCCTCTGTTAAAAGACTGGTTATTAAACACCTTATAAAATACGGAATCATGGACGATGGCGAAAGCTATAAACTATGTGATAAGATGATCGTAGTTGGGCTTCAGTATGATTTTTTTGGAACGGAAGGTTCAAAAATCGTTGGGGCAGAAGAGCGTTTTTCGATAGAGAAAACAGACCCTACTTACAAAGCGATGGGCTTTATTGATAAAATTATTAAAAAGGGCTCGACTGTAAAAATTGTAGATTACAAATCTAGTAAATACAAATTTAAAGGAGAGGAGCTGGACAGCAACATACAAGCGATGATGTATACCCTTGCGGCGCGCAAGATGTGGCCCGAAGTAAAAGATATTTTAGTTGAGTTTTTATTTTTAAGGTTCCCCCGCTCTGCGTCTCAAGAAATTAGAGTGTCAGATGATCAATTATCTGGCTTCGAGCACTATCTAGAACACGTATATAAAATAATTAATAATTTTAGCGAAGAAGATGCTAAATTAAATTACGCCGCAGACAAAGACAAAGATAGATGGCTCTGCAAAGCGGGCAAAACTTGGCGTTGCCCCTACTTAGACCCCGTAGAGTATCATGTTCTCCTAAACGAAGGGGGCGAGCCCGTAAAGTCGGCATTTAAAAAAGAAGACTTAAAAGAAAAAGAAGGCCATACAATCAAAAAAATGAAATACGAAGGCTGTCCCGCTCATAACTTCACAAACGCAAGCAAAGGAAAAGATGAGTTTGATTTAGACGCCGAAGAAGACGAGTTCGATTTTTAAGACGAGGATAAATTAGCAAATCTATCTAGCGCCTGAATATCTCCCTTGAAACAATAAGTACCTACGTGACCTAATTTTAATGTGGGGCACGCCCATATTTTATAGCCCATCTTTCTTACATTCTGAGAGAAAAAGTAATCCTCAGATAAATAATGATTAGTTTCTTCTTCTATACCCGTGTCGAAATAAGCAAACATTTTTTTGGGTATTTCATTAGGGTCTAGATTGTTAGTTTTATACTCGTCATATTCAAGCTGCGGGTAAGATTTTTTATAATCTTCAAATACTTTTCTTTTAATCATAAGGAAGGCGTTCCCCGCGTGTTTTATCTCAAATGAGTCCGCCTTTAAATCAATCTTGCCCTTGACTCCGGTAAACGCAAAGCGAGCGCTTAAAGTTCTTAGATCTTCCTCGGATAAATTGTC